CACATTAAAAGGTAGGTTTAAAAACTAACCTTATTAACCCTAATGCACAAAACTCACTAAAAATCCTTAATACGAGGAAGACCTTGAGGAGTTATTTCAAACCACTTTAATACAAGTTTAAAATAACTCGCACTAGCAGATTGGTTTTCAAACTCAATAAGAATTTCAGTTCCTGGTGGGTATAATCGATAAGAAGACTCAGAAGATAAGTCACCTTGGGACGGAGTAAAGAAACCACCAGCACTTCCGATTAAAGGTATATCTACAATTTTAGAGTTCTGATCAATCGAGGTTAAAGCTGAAAGTTCGTTAATTACAGAACCACTATCTATAGTACTATCCAGTCGCATCTTAATTACAGGTAAACTAGCTCCTTCAGTACCTCCAACAAAAGAAGTAAATGCTCGGTAAGTACCTCTTTCTTGATCCATCTGAACAAGTCGGGTATTCAGAGCTACATACTTATCAGCAGGTACTACCCATTTAGCATAAACAGACCCTCCAGATGGAACTGATTCATCAGTCCAATCTGACTCGTACTCTATACCATAAGACGTAAAACGTTGAGCGATAGGTAATGATGTTACCAAATCGTCAATTACCTTACCTCTGTTATCTCTTAATGAACTCATATCTTGTCATCCTTATTTAAATCGGCCTGTTACATGGAACTGCTACTGTATAACATATCTTCAAACACGATTAGATCCTCTACTGCATCCATTGTAGGATCTATTTGGTCATCATGTTTGTGAGTCATAAGAGGAGTAAATTTACGGAACTCCTCTTTATAATCGTGTAAGTATTCAGCGTTACGAGGTAAATGAATATATCCAGCTGCAAAGTATTTAACTACACCCATAGCTCTTAATACCTTGTCAGTATTACGCTGGATAGGTTCTACTGGAATAAAGTAGTCCTTCTTAATAGACTGAATTAGGGAGCTACCAGAACTCTTATCTTCAATCTTAACTACTTGTGCTCCAAACGGTTTAAATTGAGTTGGTTTGTGCTTATTCCAAAACTCTACTAACTTGGACTCCAATTCAGGAGCTTCCCATTTACCTCGGAATTGATCTACCAGGAATATACCCTTACTACGTGATCTAGCCCATAACTGGAATACACTAAAGTCATTACGCTCTTTAGTCTTCTGTGCGGTATCACCATAAATACGGTACATATCTATATCAGGAGGTAGGACGTCGTAGTACTTCCAATAAGCATCCTTAAACATACCTCCACCAAGCGGACTAGGGTTCTGTTGGTACTGGGATGAGAAAGTATATTTATCACCCTCCTCGATTACCCGTAGTTTTGGGAGGTCCTGTTTAAAAGCCCAAAGCGGACTTCCTAGCGGTATTTCCGGTGGACAAATAGTTGCTATTTCCTGCATACTAAAAAGCATATTCTGTACCCTCTGCTAAGCATTTTAGTATATCGTTTATATGTATACGTTTACCGTGGGTATAATCGTCAGGATACGGCTTATTGATTTCCTCTTCACTGAGTAAAGTAGGGATAGTTAAATGATGCCAAATATCACCCGAACCACCTTTGAGTAGATACCCAGATAGGTCTTCTTCGTGAATACGCTGCATAATAACAATCATAGGGACTTCCTCTACTGCTAGACGAGACCTCATTGTATTGTTAAAACGGTTATTAATAGCGTTACGTTTAGGAGCAGAATAAGCATCATCAGGCTTAACAGGATCATCAATTACAAAAGCACCTGTAAATCCAGGTTCCATTCTTCCTGCACGGAAACCAGTAATCTGACCTCCAGCAGGAGCAGCCATCATACCACCACCGAGTTCTGTAAACCAGCGTTTCTTACCTTTAGAATCAACTCTAATATCCATTGGCCAGAGTTCTTGAAACTGCTCACCACCTACCATCTCTTTAATTTTAGAGGAGTTCTCTTGTGCTAAGTCACCTGAGTATGAGGCGTGGATATACTTGGAACGAGGATTAAGAGCTAACCCTCTAGCAATAAAGTTGAGTACGACCTGCTCAGTCTTTGAATAGCCTGGAGCGATATTAACCACTAGTCTGTTGATTTTGCCGTCATACACTGCTTGCAGGACGTACTCAATAACATAATGATGCCAATTTCTAAGCATCTTGTTGCCTTCACGATGCTTAAAGAAATAACGCATAAACTGAATACCGTCATTCTCTAGCATATACTTGAGCATACGTTGCTCATTATATGACCAAGGTTGTAAATCTAACTCATGGGAGTTATCAGAAGTCATCATTAAACTTCTCCTTAAACAACTCTACCTCTTCAGCTGTTAGGGGATGATTAGCTGGATCCGCTGTACCACCTTGACCTCCATTTATTTCTACCTGTTTACGCTTAGCATGAAGATATTCAGCAAGAGTCTTACTAGCCGCTAATGAGTCAGACAGAGGTACAGTATGGTATTTATAACGAGAGGTAACGTGATCTACTATTTCAGACCAATCTGACTTGGACAACTCACCATTGGTAAAGCTGTCTATCTCGCAGATTAGTTCATATATTGAGGAAAGTCTACGGGGATCCTGACCATTCATTATTGATTCTAAAAAGATCAGGGGATCCTTGGCCTCACCTTTGTTGATGAGATCCCTTAGATCTTCTATTGATAATGGTTTAGGCTGCATAATTGATTTAATATTCTCCGGCTTTATAGTTCAATATTAAATCAATTATGAGAAATTGTAAATTTAGAAAGGAGGTTAGGTTGGGAACCTCATGTCATAATAGTCATCTTCATCCTCTTCAGGCTCTATAAACGTCAATTGTAAACGCTCACCAGGATGATAATGTTTAGCTTCGGTATAACACTCGGCCTCGTTAATGGATTCTTGACCTGTCGCTACGTCACAATGAGTTCCTGCATTACAATTACAAAACTCACAACAAGACTTGAGGTTGTAAAAGTGAAACTCAGCGAACTCCGAACCAGTACACTTACCACCAACACGATGAGGGAACTTATAGGCCGAACAAGTGCAAATCGGCCTGTTGTCTTTGCGTTTAGGAGACATTAGATCTCAACCCAATTAAGCTCTTCTAACATTTGGTCTGTTAGAGAGTCTACGTCAGCATTTAGAGCCTCACATGAATCTGAACAAGAACCTGAATCGTATCTTTTGGATAATTTTAACCTTTGTTCTATTTCTTCAGTTGAGTGTTCTTCAAATACCCTTCTTATATCTCTAAGTGACATCTCACCTCTGTACATCTCCTCTGGTAAAGACATACAGCGAGCATCTGTAGTACTAACCCTTACATCAGGATGTTCCGTTAGGTTTATAAAGTCAGTAGCCAATTGAGGTTCATATCTAGCAGCTAAAGCAACTTTTAAATTTGATCTTTTAATACAGAACACACAATTACCAGTAATATCGCTATGTTCTAATTCGAGATCTACTTCCTGCTTATAAGACCATTCCAACACATCCTCTTTCTCAAATGATGTCAACTCAGCTAAATACCTAATACCTTCTTTTTCCTTGAGTCTCTTAGGTTCGTCGGCTCTAATACCCCACCACTGGGTAATTTCCTCGTTCGGGTACTTATCTTTAATATAAGCTAAACAAGGTAAGTTCTTCATGTGCATAGTACAGAAACCGCCTCCTGGATTATGAGGAGTTGAGTACTTTTCAATCATTAGCTTCCACACTGCATTTAGGTCGTAACAAATATCTTCAACTGGTAATATGGTATATGAAGTACCCACACCAAACGGTCCAAACTTAGCCCTTAGACAAGTTAAATGTATACCGTAGAACTTAACTACATTACGTATAAATTCATAAGTCTTAGGATGTTCAGCTCCTGTATCCATATATACGTATTCAACATCTAAGTTTTCTTCTTTACGTTTGATTTCCATCAGATGTACCAATAGACGACTACTTCGACCACCTGAGAAACTAACTATATGTTTCATATTTATCTCCTATAATAAGATTTCATTATTGCTCGTCCTTGAGCATAAAGCAAATTATAAATCATCAGGATGTCGTATTTCTAACATCTTACCAAAACGAGGAATACCGTCCTTGCTTAACTCCTGGTAACTGAACTTAACTAACTCACCTAATAAGTTAACTCGGTTATCCCAAATCCACTGTTTCTTCTCATCGGTAAATCCTGGTCCAAAACCAACACGGAACTCTTTATCATTCCACTTAACAAGCAGACTACCAGCAGTCCCAGCAGGAACAAGATTCTCCTTACAAGAGCTACGTTTAGAGTACCCTAGTTCATCGTAGTCTTGCTCGTTAAGGTTATGTTGAGCTTCAATGATTTCTAACAACTCAGCTTCGTCGTCAAAGAACTTCTTAATCTTGAGTAGAATACCCTCTTTAACTGTACTACGACCAAACTTATATTTAGAGTTAGGTTGACGAATCATAACACCTTCATAACCTTGCTTCAAACAATGTTCCAAATACAGAGTTAGATCCTGCTCATTATTTACAATATTAGGTAGTAAAAGTTTTGCACGAGGGTTATCAACACCTAACCAATCCAGGTCTTCCATACATAGGCCGTAACCATAATCACGATCCCATTTATCAAACACATGAAAGGTAAAGTCAGGCTCACCTGTTTTCTTCATAATACCTGATTGCACTTGGTTAAAGTCACCGTTAACCATAAGCTCACCGTCTAGACCGTGTAAACCTCTTAACTGTTCCTGGACGTACTGGTTAGGGATTGGCTTCATGCTACGTGACATAGCTACACCATTAACCATTAAACAACGAATCCCGTCTAGCTTGGGAGTAGCTAATACGGGATATTGAATTTTATCGAACTCAGCTTTGGTAGCTAAGAGAGGCTTAATTACTTTAGTCATCCTTAGACTCCTTGTTAGGTTTAAATTTATCAATGCAGCAAGGACACATACCTTCTTTTAAATCACTACTCCATCTACCGCATGTTTCGCATTCACCTTGATTGTTCATTTCTTATCTCCTAATAAACGTGACCACATCATTGTTATGTATTGTGCCTGAAATTTAGCATCATCTAAAGCGTTATGAGCTCCATTACGATTAACTGTTTTATTAAACCCACCTCTTACAGACTCATACATATCCAGTACTGTACGACAATCTCTAACGTTCCAAAACTTCCAAGGGATTTCAATATCATACTGACGATAAGCGTCCTCAAGCATAGAGATATCAAACGTAGCTCCGTTACCCCATACCTTAGCATCTTTGGGTAACCACTCAGCAAGCTCTTTAAGGACGTCATCTAAGGAGTCCAAACCAAAGTGAGCTGCTTTGGCTTCGTCTGTTTGACCTTTCCACCACTCGGTAGTTTCAGGACAGATGTGTCGTTCCTGGTCTTCCCAATCTAACTCACGGTAGAATGTCTCTTTAGACACTTTACCGTAACGAGGGTCAAACACAATAGCACCAATAGAGACAATAGCAGAACCAGGAGTAGTTCCCATTGTCTCTAAGTCTATCATTACGTGACGTAGTTGTTTAGAATTCATCATCTATCCTATTAATAGCAATGTTGTGATAATTTTTATCTATCTCAAAACCTATAAATTCCCTATGTATTCTTCTGGATGCTACTCCTGTTGAGCCACTACCCATAAAAGGATCTAATACTACTTGACCTTCCGAACTATGTAACTCTAGTAATCTTAGTAATAAATCTATTGGTTTTTCAGTTGGGTGATTCCTCTCTTTACCTTTAATAGTAGGAAAAGTTAATATTTTCTTCTTACCAGATATACCTACTTCATTGTTAAAAGTAACACCTTTACCTCTAACATAAATTATAAATTCACATTCCTCCTGATATTTACCATTTGCGAAAGGTATAGGATTAGTTTTCTGCCAAACTAACAATGTAGTTGATAACCCTTTGGATTCAAAATGACTCATCAGCTTGGATATTTGTTTATTGGAGCAAAACATCAAAATGTTAGGAATTTTACAAACTCTTAACATCTCGTCCAAGATAGACATATCGAAACCATTAGATATAAAAGCTATATGGTTATCGTGTAACTTCCTTTTCATATTTTTAGTAGTACCACCGTGAGTATCCAACTCATAAGGTGGATCTGTTAATATTAAATCTACAGAATCAGATTTAATATTCTTAATTAGATTATTGGCGTCACCTAGCATTTTATTTCTCCTATTTGTTTAATTAGACTGTTTCATTTTAGCAAGGATCTAACAGAATATAAACTATGTATCGTTTTTATTTAATATTACTAACTCTCAAAGTTTTAAGAGTTCTGATAACTCTGTTATGTGTAAATACTCCATGGTTAGTTTCTCCGCAGACCTAGGAGCACAAAGGCTCTGGACTAGTTGTTGTACAATTTTATAGCTAACTCCACTAAATAATTCCAATGAAAACAATAGCTTAGCTGTACATGGTTAAAAAGGTTAGTTTTGGACGGTGACATTTATTTAATTAGAAAT